CGGGGTGAAGTCCTCAGGCGCGAAGATGGTAGGCGTGACAATCAAGGGAACGTACGGAGCATACACATAGCCTGTTTCCAGGTATGATCCGCCCTTGTAACTAACAAGGATCTTATTTCTGGGGAAGTAAGGGTCCTTGTACACGGTGAACCTGTTGCTCAGGCTGCCGATAGGTGTTGCACCGATCGAGAAGCTTGAACCAACTTGGCCCTGACCATCGAGGCTGTAGCTAGGTTTGTAGAGGACCGAAGCCTCGAGGACAGTCGCCACATCGGGTGAAACCACGATGAAGTTAGCTGAACCGCGGAGGGTCTTACGGTGAATCTCATTCGCCACGTCGATGATGGTCTCGATCAGTGTTTCGTACCACTCGCGCACAGTACCGGTGAAGTTCGGTCCAGGATTGAGTGAAGAAGCACGAACGACTTCTGAGCCAGTCACCTTGTTGATGAACTTGCCCGGTGAGCGCGACCAGTAGTAATTGGCACCATTGGCCTGTGTGAGCAGGTCATTGAGGATTTCTCTGTCCAACTCGAGGGCGATTTGCTCGCTCAAGATCTGGGTGAGCTCGACCTCTGCATCCAATGAGTGGTATGCATTGAGGTCCTGTGCCAATTCAGGCGACCAGCGAGCGCGCAGCTTGCGGGTCGTTGCAGTCACTGCAATTGACTCAATCTTGATGTCAATTTCAGGGATCAGAGGGCTAGGAGTCGTACCGAAGTTAGACTCAAAGCTTGGGATCACCAGGGTATCACCACCGGAAGCATCAGCTGAGAAAGAATCGGCGATGGCGAATGAACCGGTAAGGTTCTTGGCCGGGCCAGTTCCTGCTGTGGGTGATGATGCAGCCGCAAGAACGCCTGACACGACGCAGAGCATTGAAACACCAGCGGTGTTGACATTTGCAAGTGCATTGGGTGTGAAGACGCCATTCGCGAAGGTACCAAGCTGGTTGAGACGACGAACATTCAAGAGGCCTGAACCACCTTGAATGGTATTCGCCACATTGCCAAGACCGACATCAGCACGGGTAACGGCTGCTGTGTAGATGCTGAAGTCTTTGGCCTGGGTTGTGTCGAATGTTGTCAGTGCAGAGAGGTCAACCACGAGGAACGAGTAAGCACCATTACCAGTTGCCGCACCAGCGCCACCGGTATTGGACTCAATAGCATTGGTGATTGCAGGATCGAACTGGAGATAACGACCGTCTGTACCAGTAGCGAAAGCAGACTGACCTGCGACTATGGTATTTCCAGTGCGGTATGAACCTGATGCAAGCAGTGACAGAGTCGCTGTCTGATGAACCTTGGAGTAGGAGGTACCAGCCAGATCGTATTGGCCACCGACAGCAAGCGATCCGCTCTGGATGCCTTTACCTGTAGGAAGGTTATAGATTGACTGACCTGCAGTATAGGTCTGTGCATAGGTTGAAGCACCATTGCCATCAGTTATTGATGAGTCACCACCGACGTTGGTTCCGTAGGTGTAATCTAGGTAGAAGAGCAGGCCTGAAGGCAGGCTCATCGGCTGGATTGAGACCAGCTCATTTGCGACCAGACCACCAAAGACCCTGCGGACTATGGGGAATGCGATCGAAGTGAAACCACGCAGATCGCCGCTGGAAGCAAGATTGCCACCGCCTGTTGACAGGCTGTTAGACTCACGAAGGACCTGAGCTGCTTGGTTCTCGAGAAGACGTGCCATATTGTCACGCTTGGTGTTCTCAAGACCGCGGAGCAGTCCGGTACGTGTCCACTTTTCGACGAGGCGTTGACCCTCGGCACCATTGTTACGCTCGCTGATTCCTTCAGTGAGTGTATTGAGAGAGAATGTCTTTGACATTTGAATACTCCTGTTAATTACTTAAGACCGGCTAGAATTGACCAACGATCAAGGGCAGTTGACTCATCGAGTCTCTTTGAACCACCTGATGTTATTGGACGTGATGCATGACCGGGTGAGAGTCTACGTGCTGATTCATTCAAAGATGCGGAATTGCTCTTATCTAGTGACTCAGATAGACTCTTGTAAAGAAGCTTTGCCTCTCTAAGGTTCTTAGCGCCATCAAGGGCCTCAACAACAGCACGACGTTGCGATGTAGTAACGTCTTTGTTCTGTGTTAATTTGTTGACGTAGAGAAGCTTAGCATTAAAGAGGTTAAGCTCTGAAAGTTGCTCACGGAGCGTTTCAATTGCGTTCCTGTATTCATTGAGCTGCTGCTGGAGGACTCGATTTTTGCGGACCTCATTATTGCGTGATTCCTTAAGCTTGGAGAACTTGTTAAGCACAACTTCATCCATGTCCTTAAGGTCACCATCAGCAAAGGCTTTTGCAGCTGCCTTTGCGTGTGGTGAATTTTTGTTAGATTTTGATGTCTTTGCCTCACGGAGACGAAGAAGCTCTCTACGGAGCATTGCCTCATCGATCTCAAACATCCTGCTTTCATCTGCTGCAGGAGGCTCTTCGTCTTCCATGGGAGGAAGCTCAGCATCCATGTCACCCATGTCCTCTGATTCTTCTTCTTCGGGCGGCTCCTCAAGAGTCACGTCCTCATCTTCTTCTTCAGAATCGTCAACGATCACAGAATAAGGATTCTCACGATCGAATTTGACATCTTTGCCAAAGTCTATCGTGATCTTGTCTTCTTTGAGATCGTCAAAATCAAGCTCATAGAGTGTATCTTTCTTCATATTAGTATCTCCTGACGATTTCGTCACTTGTTTGGTATTTTTTGGTTTGAGATCTATCTCATGCACATCCTCGTCATCGTCTGTGTGCATTGTTCCCTTGACTAATTCAAGAATTGATCCTTGTTCGTCTTCAGAAAGCATATTGAAAGCTTCACGAAGTCTATCATTTTCTGACATCTTTTTTGTGCCAAGAAGATCAATGAGTGACTTAAGCGCAGTTTCATTTAATTCGATTTCATCTTCTTCTTGCTCTTCTTTTACTTGAGCTTTTGCCTGATGAGGCGAAATCAACATGCCCTCATCGTCATCATTTTCATTGAGAGACGACATAAGAAAATTATTCGAGTCGCTCAAGGATGTTGTTTCTCCTGCAAGCTCTTTCTCGATAAACTCCTTAATCTTTGGTGTCACCGCTTCAATGATAGCATTCTTCGCATTCTGCTCAGCAACAGAGCGCAGTTGCTTTGCATCTGCGATTGCTTCTTCGAAAAGCGATTTTGACATTTACTCTCCTGTACGAATCTTAAATATGCTGTTAGTCTTGTTCTTGCTGTGCTATTTTTATCATCAGATTGGACTTAGCAACAGACCTGATCCCAGGATCAATCATGTCCTGTAGATTTGTGATTGTAAGCATGTCTCCCACAACATTTGTGTCTGGTGCTTGTGACCAACCACGAATAGTTCCAAAACTATTCTTACCTGGACCTGTCTTGTATGCCTGTGATGTTGTAGCACCACCTGCAGCAGGACCAGTAAAATGCTTATACAAAGATGAAAATGGAAATGGCACCATACCTGTCATGATATTTGAGTCATTGACAGCTTCCGCCAAATCTAACCTCATCTTTGTAAAAGATCCTCTGTCTGTCCTACCTGTTGTAGCTTGCTTTGCAATATTTGACATGTCTATCTTTTTTGCAATATCACCGAAAGTCTCTTCATCTTCGTCTGTATAATCAAGCAAAGCTTCAACAGGCTCATCATAGGGATATGTTGAAGGCGCTGGGTAATCTTTACCTGAGAATTTTGCTTTTGTTGTCCCATAGCCTGCGCCCGTATTTCTATCACCGGATGGATTAAAGACGGTACGCATCATGACGGGTTATAAGCCCCAACACTACCAAGATAAGACTTACCAGAGATATATGTTCCAAGCTTCTGACTTGCTATTCCTGTCGATGTTTCTGCAGGTGTAACAGCAGTGCCAAGACCTGATCCGTACTGATTGCCTCTCTGTGGCAACACACCTGTATATGCAGGTTGTGATAGCGGATCGCTTGCATTCGGTGCTGAGGCGAGATTAGGAACATAAGGTGATGCAGGAAGTCCTTCACCACCTGTGACAACTTCATTCTCGATATCAGGCGCGCCAAGAAAATTAAGGTTGACAGCGCTTGGAAAACCGTAATATGATGTCGATTCATTAATAGAACCGGCATTTATTCCGATATTTGGTATGTTATCACCAGGGCCGCCTGCACCATTTAGCACAGACAGGCCTGCATTCTGTACAGTTGCTGCATTGTATTCATTGTACAGCGGTGAAGTAGCAAAGATTGCTTTCAGATTCGTGTCGCTTCTACTTCCTGGGCCTGCGGTGAGACGAACACCACCATCAGGCTCAACAGTCGCAGTCTTCATTGATGACATGAGATCCTCCTTGCAAACTTTGGAAACTTACTAAATTAGCGTTTAGCCATGATTCTGTTGCGAAGAATCTGCTTGTTCTCGCGGATTTGCTCAAGTCTAGCAATGAGTGACTCTTCAAGCTTCTTAAGCGTCTTGTATTGAGCCACATCACCGGCGCCATTGCCGTCTTGCTTGACCTTGTTGCTTGTAGCGTGGGTGCGCTTAACAGCATGAGGAGGAGGTGCACTCCAGTCGCCCTCGTCCATGTCCATGTGCATGTCTTTGAGCGCGGCCTTGTCCATCATAGGTGACTTGCTTTCAAGTTTCTTCTTCTCTTGAAGCACCATTCTCTTGAGAAGCTCAGGGGTAAGTTTAACAGATGACATTTGATTCTCCTAAGGGGTTCGATCTATAAGTATGCTGTTCCATCAATTTGGAATCATGCACCTAATTTTTTATCAGAAAAAGCTAAAGTTGCCCATTTAGATGCAGATTCAGAAAAAATATCTATTGGATCACTCTTAAGCATGGCTTTTGCAGCAACGTCGCCTTGCACAGCTATCATAGATTCAGAACCACGCCTATTGTCTTCCATTATTGGAGTTCCACGAAGTGCTGTGTCTGCAAGCATTGCTTGGATCATAGGATCAGATGATGCTTCTCTTATTGCTTGCCTGTCTACTCTTGGTTGCTGCGTAGGCGTATTTTGATTATTTCTTGGAAGAAAGGAAATCTTGTCAGCAACACTGGATCGCATATTTTGAATTGATTGCGCTTTAGGTTGTGCTGGTGAAGAGTCATATCTACGACTTTCATCAAGCTGCTGTTTTGTTCCAACAAGGCCCTCAGACAATATCTCAACAAGACATTCTTTGACAATTCCTTTCAGCTCATCTCTTGATAACTTCATGTTATTTCCATGCAATAATGTTGTTAAAGATTCTATCGATTCTATCTGAACGATTGAATGTCTTGTTTAGATCGCGGACATCAATGTTCTTTGATTCATTAATGAATGCACCTGGTGTCGATGGTTCAGAAACTATATCAAAACATATGAGCTGAAAATCATCTTGAACAATTAGTGTATTGCCTTGTTGCTTTGTAGATCCTACACCTCTTGATGAGATGCCAAGCGTTACACCTGATTCTACTAAGCTCTGAAGAATTTTGCCACTTGGTGTATCAAGTAGTTCTATCACTCCAAAGACATCATCACCGTCCATTTTCGCTTCTTTGACAAGATGCGATGCATTCTTTAGCTCAACAACAGATGTATCAGGATGATCACATTCACCTAGCGCTCGATTCTCTCTAATAAACTTCTGGTAGTTAATGATTTCTCTCTCAAGTATTCCTCGAGGATAAATCCTTCCATTTTGGTTTAGTGTATCTGCGCGCTGGATAATACCTTTAAGCAATATTTTACCACCGTTCATGTCTCTTGATTCTTTAACAAGAGCGGTGCTATATTTGAGAGCAGTCCACTCTTTAAGCAATGTCATTGACATTATGCCCCCTTTAGTTCTCTAATTAGTTGTGTAATTGTCATTAGCCGCGAAAGCTTATCATCATCTATTGATTCAAAAGTAAGTTGTGCTAGTTTATTAGCAACAACTTCTGCTTTTTCAAGTACAACGTGATTTGTCTCAGTCTTCTTAAGAATGTCAAGCGCTTGTGTTGCTTCATTCTTTAACATCGCGGCTTTGAACTTAATCGATTCGCAATCATCATTTTGAACAGAGAAGACGTAATCGTTAATCAAGTCTTTTTGCTCATTTGTGAGCTTGTCATTATATTTCTTGTTGAATTTTTCATTCATAATCTTAACAACTAAAGAGTCAACATTACGATCAACATCAGGCTCAACTTCAATTTCTTTCTTTTCTGACGTCAGCCATTCAATCAACGTTGACTCAATAACAACTACTTCAGACAGATTTGATCTGTCGCCTTGACGCCATTCATTTAGCAGCGTTTGTATTGATGCATAAACTCTGTAGTCAGGTATGCTACGTCTATAGAATTTATCATCTGCAAGACTGTAATTGATCTCTCTTATAAGAGAAGACTTTTCATTATCTAATTTTGCAGCATCAAATCTACGAGAAGCTGCTCTAGACTCTGTTAAAATTGCTGCTGCAATTGATGAGTCTTTTACGGTAGTCTTTGCAAGTGCATTAAATAATCTGAACTCTTTATAAAGTTCTGTGTTCTTATTGTAGTGCGTTGTTAAGACATTTAGCGCAATTTGCGCTCGCGGCTTATCGTTCTCGATAAGGTACGCAGAGACCGCGCGAACTAGAAGTTCGTAGATTATTCCAACATTACGTTTTTTATTATGACTCATCTTCATCCCCTGATGTATTTTCTGACTCAGAGATCTTTCTATTAGCATTCTTGAGTTTTTTCACAATTGATTCAATCTCAGATAACCGCATATCACCAAAAATTTGTCTTTGATCTAAGTATTCATCAACATCGTCATCGTCATTCTCTGACATTGGATTTTTGAAAGGATTTATAAGATCTTGTTTATTTCCAAAAGGATGTGATATTGAATCACTTTGCTTTGACTTGCTGTGTGACACAAGCTTTGCATGATCAGTATCTTGATTAAGTGGATTTTTCCTTCGAGGCTTGTTTTTTAACTCTCTAGCTACGTAGTTAGGACCAGGAGATGTCTCTCCAAGCAGGCTCTTTTTAAGTGATAGACTATGTTTAGGCTTGACTGGATAGGGGGCGTAGCTTCCATTTCGATAAATCTCTTCGTCATTATCAAAAGCTTCTTCATAATCGACTTCACCCAATGTTTGTTGACCACCTGACAAATCTGTAGTTTGACCATTATCTTCGGGCGGTGATGGTGGTGCTGATGTATCGCTAGGAATCACAGAACTCAGATCTGCATTTGGTGCAGATCCAGGAATTTCTGGAAGTTTGACTGCTTCAATCTTAAGTTCCATCGCCTTGTCTTTTAGCAATCCCTTTTCGATTTCCTTTATCTCATCATCAGACATCATAAAGACGTTCTTTCTAACCCAATTCTTATCAACGAGACCTGCAACACCGTTTGCTGATTGTGCAATTGTGAATTTCGTATTGAAAAGTTCTAGCTTTTGTTGCTGTGCAATCGTTGAAGGATTTGTAAGTTTCAACTCAAAATCTAGCAGATCATCTCCGCTAAATCCATGTGTATGAAGATGAATTATTGCAATCTTGTTAAGTTCAGAGAGAATCGTTCTTTGGATTCTATTGATCGATCTTGAAAACCTGATATCTTCTTGTGACAGTGTTGCCTTAGCACCAAGACCTTCATCGTAGCCAAGATATGCTTTTGGTATTTTTAAAGCAGCAAATAGCTTTTTCTGGATGTATTGAACATCTTCAACAGCCGCTGTATTCTGACCGCCTGTTAGTGTATCAATTTTTGTGCCTGTCGAAGCGCCACGAACAGGTAAGAAATAATCTTCATCAACTGAGAGAGGATTATATCGAAGATCGACGCGCCCAGTGTTCTTATCAACGACTTGATTTTTCTTAAGCTGCGCTTGAGCCTGCTCCATGTAATTAGGAATTTCTTCAGGTGGAATATTTCCTACATCAATGTAGAAGACACGACGATCTGGCGCTCTAACAATTCGATAGACTAACATCGCATCTTCGACAAGAATCAATTGACGCCATATTCTTCTTGCAGCTTCTAGAACTGATGTTCCGTAAGGAAGAAATGCATCATTTCCTAAGATTCTAAAATGAGAAACTTGCCAATTTTCAAGGATCTGGTTTCCTTGAGTCATCCAGCGAAATCTAACTGCCAGAGGGTCATCTTTATCATAGCCTTCTTCGCGCTCAATTTCATTAACAGAGATTGGATAAACATTGATTACTCCAACCTCTGGCGAAACATCATTAAACAGGAAGAAGTCACCGTATTTACACATATTTCTGACCCAAGATGTCAAATTAAAATTGACATTTAGCGTGTCATAGAAAAGTTCATTTAAGATCTTATGAACGCTTGGGTTCTCTGAGTAAATGTGCAGAACATTACCCATCTCATCAGGTGCAACAGATTCTTCTGCGTATATGTCAAGAGAGCTTGCAATCTCAGGTGTGTTGTGAGAAATGACAGTATCAGTTGCAAAATTCTTGTATCCATCAACTGTAAGATCAAATAAAGGAATTACTCCGTGATATTCGATTGAAGATACTTTGAGATTATTATAAGACTCATTAAACTCAGAGTAATTCTTATATCCCCTATCTCTTAATCGCTTATCGATAATAGACGTAGTAGTTTGTAGCTCATTTGCAAGATTCTTTTTCTTCATTCCTTTAGTAAATTTTTCACAAATCTTATCAAAAGTTATGATTTTAACGTAACGAGGATTTAGATCACCGGTATTGACCCAACCAGCATTTTGCCAGTCAGGCCTATAGGCTTTAGCAAAAGTCTCAAAATTATCGTAACCGTGACGACGCAAACGTCGCTTAATAACATTCGGGTCAGTATCAAATGCATCGCAAAGTCGATAAAGATTAAATCCAACTGATTCACAAGTTTCAAGAATCCTGCCAAATGTGATATCTTTACGTTCGGCTGGGTTGTTTTCTGTCATAAACTTAGAATGCTTTAATTTGAATTCTTCAATCCAAGAAGCATTTTCAGCTGACCATTTGTTTCCATTAATAATTTCTGTATGCAATCGCTTATGATCTGCATCTATCATAATTTGTAGATTCTCGATCCTGTTATCATACTTGGTGAAATTCAAGTGATGGACAACTTCATTGTCATCAAGCTGTGAACCCTTGATCATCTCTGCAAGAAGACGATGTTCTGCTGTCCAACCATTCATTTTTGATCTACGATCCATCGTGTAGATCCAGCGATATCCCTTGCCTTCTTCTTTGCAACCATTAAAAAGATCACGTCGATAGAAAGGCATCATTGCATCGTCGGTTTTAAGATCTTCAATCTTGCAAAAAGTACCATCTCGCTTCATTAGACGATGATTTGGAGTGCCTATAATCTTTTGACCGTTGTCAAAAGTGACCGTGTAGGCATGATCGACTCGTGTCTGTCGCGCTTGCTTTCCAATTGCAGGAACAATTCGATGCTCATTATGATCGTATGAATAGACAATGAAAGTATGATCTGTGTCTTTCTCGCAATCTTTTGCAAGCTCACCAATTGTCTTGTAGCCTCCAGGCACAGCAATCAATGTGTCTTCATGTAAGCAATATTCCATTTCTTGGAAGTCAGAATATCTTGCCATACGATCATAAGATCCATATGCAGACATTGCTGAGCTGTACACATGACTCTGCGTCTTTCTAAAGAGTTCAAAAGCCGACGTGTTCTTTGTGCTTGGCATAAAGTCACGCACTCTACGCTTGATAACAGGTCCGCTTCTAAATAACTTTGTAAGTCTACTAAATACGCTATCTTCTTGCTTCGCCATTTATCCTACTTGTAGATCCATAATAGATCAGCTGGTATATTGTATCTTGTTTGGAAACGACCGCTTATAAGATCTTTCTTTGCTTCGACTTTTTTCTTGCTTGCACCGGTAATTATGTCATTTGCAACGCCATTAAATTCTTGTGACTTAAGTGACATACTTGCAAGCATTGCTTTATTGAGAACGTCTGAGTCTCTATTATATTCTGATGACGAGTCAAAAAGCCATGCACTTATTGCAAGACTCATTACGAGATCATCATTTTCGCCTTTCATTGCCTGAACTCTATTGTCAGTCCAGACAAACGTCTTTAATTCATCATAGAATCTTGATGAGTAAGAAATAAGTTGCTTGTTTCTTAGTAGCTCTTCAAGTTTTGTAAGAATTAGCGAACGTGACTTTCCGCTTGTGCTAAATCCTGCTGTTGTTGTATCGCCAGGAGGTATGTAGTCGCCAATATAGACAGCATTGCTACGTTGGTAGTACATCTTAGGATAGTTTAGATCTCTAAGTCTGATAATAGTTGCATAACCAAAGCTATTATTCTCTGGGCAGAGAAGTGCTTTATTGTACTTTAGACCATATTCATTAAGAAGATCACCAAATCTATCTGGTGCTATTTTTCCTTTATACTCAACAACGATCTCACCTGTCATTAAATCGACAATATGAAATGTTGAGTAGTCTTTTCCATCGCCTCTAGCGATGTCGGCAGTCATGACGTATTTGTGTTCTGATAGTGGATATTTCCATGTCCAAACGTTTCGATCAAATCCTGATCTTTCAACAGGATTTGCAATGATAGAATACAACCACTTAAGATCATCGTCGCCCAAAAATGTCTCGCCAGACGAAGCAAAATCGCACAAGTATTCTTGCGCGATCTGTCTTGCTGAAAGATTTTTAGTCTCTTTATCAAACCAAGCTTGATCTCGCTCAGGATGAACATCCCAATTCAGTTTGATTGATTTAAACTCATTCTGGTCAGCTTCGGCATCTTTATACAGCTTGTAATACTGACCACCTACACCATTAGGTGTGGATAAAAGAATTGCACGACCGCCCGTAGTTAGAGTAGGGTATAGACCTGTCCATAACGTATCGAAATCTCTAACCCATGCTGCTTCATCTACGATAAGAAGCGACAATGCCTCAGATCGACCTGCATCTTCTGATGTCGGTATCGCTTTGATCGATGAACCGTGGCTAAACTCAACAAGCTGCTTGTTATTTGCAGTGACCTGCGATAACATTAGCCACGGTGGTAAATTAGTTAGAATCGTTTTGGTCTTCTTGATAAAATTCTGAGCGACTTGTAATTTCGTCGCAATAATCAAGATATTTTTGTCGCGCTGAAATAACGCGAGCCAAACTGCGTAGGCTGCAACAAGTGTCGAAAGACCAAGCTGTCTACCTTTCACAACAATGACGAATCTATTGTCAATGAATTCTTTGACACAATCATCTTGGAAAGGAAATGTCTTAAACGGTATTGTACCCTTTGTCGGGTGCTGAATTTTGACATAGTTGTTGAAAAAATAGGCAGGATCTTTGCCACACCTTACAATCTCAGCAACTTGTCTTGATTTGTTGACAATAGTCATTAGTTATTGACAGTATAAACTGCTCTCCTCCTATAATACGCGGTGCGCTTAGGATTGAATGAAGACATAGAAATAACTTCTATCTCATCAGTAGATTCACCTTTCTTAAGCTTCAGAGTTTCATTAGCTGTTGTCTTATAATCTTTCTTTACTTGTGTGATAAAGTCATCAATCAGCTTCTCAGAGATTCTTTCTTGCTCGCGAACTTGCTCGCGAGCTGGTTTGTCTGTAACGATATTTGTAATTGTCGTATACATCACATGAATCTCATTACCAGACATCTTAGTCTTGATTGAGAATGTAGCATTCTTCGGTGTTGAAGATTTACCAAAAGTCGTGTCAAGAATCTGGCCGAGTATGTTAATCTGCTGGAAGTTCATTTTGAATCCTTTTAGCATTCAATGCTAGCTCAATACGTTCATTTCTATATTTATCAATATCTTCGGCTTGTGGCCGCCAACCTTTAGCCCACTGCTCTCTATTTGCTTCTGCCCATTTCATAGCACAATTCCTACAACACTTAAAGTGCTTGTAGTGTGTCTGGTCATGCCTGTAGTCTAATGAAAATTCACAGACTTCACAAAAGAGACTCATATCATTCATAATTCACTCTTGATCTATCACCATCAGTTTCTATCACTATCATATTATCAACAACATCTTTGATTGCATCAACATGTGAGATAATAACTATCTTCTTAAAATAACCCTTTAGATTCTGAAGTAAACGTGCGCATGCCTCAAGATTGCTTTCATCAAGTGCACCAAATCCTTCATCGATGATCAACATGTCTGATTTTGGAAGTGATGAAATACTAGTCAATGCAACACGTATTGCAATTGAAGAAATCATCTTCTCCATTCCTGATCCTAGCTCTATGATGCGCTTTTTGTCATCATAGACGATATAGATCTCAATATTGTTGGATTCATCACATTCTATCTCGACCGTAAAGCCTGAGATGCCTGTAAGGATTTTGCTAATCTCAGCATTGATTAGAGGCAGATACTTTGCAATGATGCTTTGTGGGATTCCTTTCTTTGAGAAAGCGTTCTCAAGAAGAGACAAGACTTCATGCTTTGCAAGAGACTCTTTAAGATCTTCGATCTGCTTAATTGAATTGTTAATCTTTTCTTCATTTCTACCGCGATTTGACGCAGTAGAAATTAGATCACGTTCAAGAGATGCAACCTTGTTTTTAGCAGCAATAAATTCCTTATGCTGGTCAGCGACCCCTGCCTTATCTTGAAGATCTTTCTTCTTTTGAAGCGTTTTGAGTGACTCAACAGCATCTTGATGTTGTGTCTTCCTTGTTGTGATTCGTTCCTCAAACAAAGGTATATTTGACTCAGACTTTAACTTCTGTTGTGAGATCTCATTGCTTAGGCTTGCAAGCTTTCCAATCTTTTCAATCTTTCCTTTAATGTCATCTTTGTTGATCTCTTTAATTCTGTCTCCGAGAATCGACAGCGTTCGCTCTGTGGCATCGCGTGACTCTTCCTCGGCCTTGATAAGACCTTTTCCTTGATGTGCATCTTTGATAAAAATGCATGTTGGATAGCTGTCACCACATGGAATATCATCAAGAATCTTGGTGCGTTTTCTAAGTTTCTCAATATCAGAATTTTTTGTCTCAAGATCTTTTGTATTAATTGCAAACTTCATTTCTAGATCTTTTAAGGTCTCTTCCTGCTTTCGAAGATCTTCTATGCTAACTGTGCTTTTTACCGCTTCAATCTTCTCTAGCTTTTGCTTAAAGTCTTCGATAGACGCAATATTTTCATCCATCTTAGTCTGTAGATCAGAAAACTCATTCTCAAGACGGCTAATTTTCTGCGTTGCAGTTATGATATCAATATCTGATATGATCTCTGATGTAGGGTTATTGATAGCTTGCAGTCCTTCTTTCGCTTTGTCAAGCAGCAATGTAGTATTGTCTGCTTCTTTCTCGAGAAGACTTTTCTGCTCAATTAGATCGTCTCTATTTTTTATTAAGACATCTAATGTCTGTGTTGTTTTGAGATTTGCTTTGATAGGCGACAAGTCTTGCTTGACTTTATCATGATAGAGATCAAAGATCTCTAAGTCAAGAAATCTGCTTAAGATCTGCTTGCGACTTGTCGACTTTTCATTAATAAACATGTTCATCTGGCCTTGAGGGGCTAGACAAGTGTAGAAAAAATCGTCAGATGTGCCAATTAGCTTTCTAACGATCTTCTCTGTCTCGCGACGTTGCTCATCATTCAGGTCTTTAAGGACATCGCCTGTGCTACGCTTCTTAAGCGAAAGTTTTGTCGTTGCAGAAACATCAGATTTCTTTGAGAAGACCTTGTTGGTCTCTCTCTCGATCTCATAAACTTCTTCTGCAACAGACATGACAACTTTAGCTTTGCATTCATTTGCTTGTGCATTTATGATATGCAAGTTTTTCATCGATCCGCGATCTGTTACATTAAACAATGCATAGGCGATTGATCCTATTACAGACGATTTACCTGACCTGTTCTTTCCAAAAATCCCAGTTATTCCATCAAGCTTGTCGAAGTTTATTGAATTGCCTGGTCCGTATGAAAACAAGTTGTCAAACTCAAACCGTTTAAGGCTCCAGACAATATTTCTCGCAACTTCATCATCAATTACAACTGAGTCGTAGTATTTGTCAAATAGTGTCATAGCCGCTCCGAGGCGGCGATCTTCTATCGACTTAGACTTTAAATAGTCATCGATGATCATCTTAAGGACATTCTTATCCCTAATATTTTCTGACTTTAGTGGTTGAAGTGTTGTCGTAGTTTTTTGCTCGACAGACTCTGATTTTGTTGTAATCTCAGAAAATTTACCTGCTGACTGTGTCTGTGTGTAGAGAGAACGAACATCATGCTCATTTACATCAGAAGGTAATGAATACCTGATTCTTGCTTTTGGTGTTATTCCTGAAAGCTTCCCAAGAGTTTGTGTAACATCACCATTCCAATCAATTGTGTGAAAAGGCATATCATTCTTCACACTAATAAATTTAGTAGTGAAGTTGTTTTTGGTTTTTATGTCCCAAGACAAGAAACCTTTATCTACTTCTTCTCCATAGTTCTGCTGTATTGTCGAACCACAATATGCTATTGTACCTGCATCATTAAGAAATTGTCGTTGGTGTATGTCACCAAGCAGTGCAAAATCAAACTTCTCAAATAGATCTATGGTGACTTCACCTTCCAGCTCCATCCCAGAGTCTGATTTAGCGCCTTTTACAGCACCATGATAGAATGCAATATTAATGCTACCCTTATCAGGTACTACATCAGGCCATCCAGCAACATCGAATGGTGAGAAGACACACCATTTAAATCCGTCGACAGGTGCATCAAAAACACCTGACTGCTTAAACAGGCGCAATCTAGGATTATTCAATGCTGAGATGATCGGAGTAATTGCGTCTTGTCGGTCCTTATTTAGGATTAGACCATCATGATTTCCAAGAATGACATCAACAGGCGCAATCTTGGTTAGTTCTGTGAACCACCATGATAAGACATCGATGACTTCAGGCGTTATACCTTGAGTCTTTGAATGGACAATGTCTCCACCGATGTAAATTACATCAGGCTTTTCGACCTTTAGCTTCTCAAATGCATCAATAAATGCATTTCGATATTCATCATGTCTAGCAAGACCGCGGAAATGTACATCAGCAAAATGGGCAATTTTCATATACCAATCTTACTCACATTTTGTAAGATTTACCAGTACATTTTTGTAATTTTACAATGTCGTCTTTGATGTGCGAAATGATCGAAGCAGCTTCATTTGTGAGTTCTGTCTCTTCAATGCTGTCATACAGGTCGATTAGCGACTGTATCGACTCATATATTCCGTACTTAGTTATGCCTGTATCCTGAACGTTTTGTCCGCCTCTGGGCTCAAATACGTCCTGGTCGCCAGGAATTTCTCTTGCGTGAAACAATGCCTCATCATTCAGGACTTGAATGATCTCTCTAATTTGACGTTTTAGTTGTGTGCTCATGCAACTAATTATCAGATCATTGACCCACTTTTAATATTTGCTATCTTATACTTGAAAGATGTGGTCATATTCCACATCTGCAGATTTGATTTTGCATGATCACGTTGATCTTGCGACATTTCTGCAATATCTTTTGCACTCGATGTGTCCATGATCGATACATCACACCCATATTCAACAAGCAAATCAGCTATACGACCAATCTTTCGTGTCATGTCACTATCAAGACAGAGAACTACATCAGACTGATTTGCAACTATCTTTTTAAAGAGTAGAGAAGTTTCTGGAAGTGCTGAGCCGAGGAGGCATGTTCCATTTTCTCCCAAAGCAATCAAATCAAAGACACCTTCAACAAGATAGATCTTCTTATCCCAGTCTATGTCGACGTCATTAAAAATAATGCTAGTCTTATCTGCTGTAGCATTGATGTATCTGTATTTGGATTTCTTATCAGAAGTTCTGCTTACGAAGTAGTTTACTTCGCCCTCTGTATCAAGAGAAACAAAGATAGCTCGTCCTCTATGAGAAAACTCAGGTGAAACACCAATCCTGTATTTCCAGATTATTTCTTCTGTAATAGATCGATTAGAAAGATACCTCAATACAGACTTGACATCAGGATCACGAGCACTCTCTAGTAACGGAATTGGAACATACCCATCAGGTACTGAGACCTTATGCTCCATTTCGATCATATCTGCTGATAAGATCTTGTCGTTTAGATAGTTCGATCTATAGAAGTCAAGGCTTTCTCTTGAACCAAATTTCCTGATGATTGGAATCAGTGAATTTCCTTTGCTGCTGCAAACCCAGCAATGAAATTTCCAGTTTTCCAAATTAACTGCTAATTTCTTTTTTCCTTGCTCGTGACAAAATGGGCAGTTGAGTGTAATGTCATTTCCATCTCGCGAGATATTGCCTTTTCCCAATATCTTTTGGATGAAGTTGATTCGTTCTGTGTAAGTAGAAGACACACAATATCTTATCTTTAGTCGAAGATAATTTACACCAAAATTGCTGATCGAGCTATGACATATGAATCTGCCATATCATAACAGCAAGATTTCAGACTACCTGTTCTAGATTTAGGCCAATCAAATACTATCTGTTTAGATACCCATTCATAGATCTTGTCTTTAGTAGATCTTGATTTATCTTTATAATCTATCTTAATACCCAGTGAAGATCTAGATTTAATAGCATTGATGAAAATAGGCTCAACTTTTAACACGTCAAAACAAATAAACGAAATTGCTCCATTAAATCTGGCTAAAGTGTTTATAGTGCTAGCAGACGACAACCCCGGTCGAAACGCCTGCAAGTTTTGTTCGATCGACACAATTGTCATCTGATATTTGACATTCAGCTCAATTAGTTTTTCTTTGACAGCAATACATTTTGCTGAGAATGATTCGATCTTATCAAGTTTGATATGGCCTAATTCTAGAAGTGTCCCATCAGATTCTAGAATACAGTACCCAGTGCATGATGTTGAGATATCAAGACCTAAAATCCTAGAAGTCATATTTCAGCCTAAACAAGAACTCATCAGAATTTCTCTTAGCAATAGGCTGAGCTAGATTTGCTCTCATAATCACGTTAAGATTCTCGTCATGAAGATTGATTCCTGTGATGTAGACAAACTCGCCCTCACGCTCATTGAGGTTTTCAGTGACTGGAAACGGTTCAAAACTTGAATTTGAAGATGAGTTTATCAGAGATGAAGGTGCTGGTGCATTGACAATAAAGACGTTTGTTCTCTGCTCACCTGTTAGTGTAAGATCAAATTGCTCTTTCCCAAAAAGTGCAAGTGCCGGATTTGTTAACATCGACGTCCCTTCCACATAGAAGATATTTCCGACAGAATTCCATTTTGCATGAGGTGTTAAGCAGTCACTTCTGTATATCGTGCCATTGCTATCATCTGATAGAGAGATTGATACTTTTCCGTAAGAACCCGACATGTTTTCATCTATGATTGTGAAAGATCCTGGTTGAATCTTTCTTCCAAAGCCTAAAGTTGTTAAGTCAAAGATCAATACGAGATTTGATCCAGTGTCTTTGAATCTTTGTGCAATCGTCAATGCAGAAGCAATTTTTACGGTAGGATCTTCTGGTGTTGCACCACCAAGAGCATCAAAATCTGCAGGTAGACCTTCATAGTATGATGATGTAGATACTACGTTTCTCATCGAAATGATTCCATGACTGACATTGCCAAGATCATTCTTGAAAAAATCACTTACTTCTGATTCTATCGCCGTGAAGTCTGGAAATTGTAGGCCGTTGTCATTTGGTAGTATTGTCAAATTACGCTTGGCAACATTACGATTTTGATACAAGATCGTGTCAGCTGTCATATCAAATGATGACGTGATCATTGATGCAGTTAAGTTGTAAAGTCTAGGTGACTGACCTGTCACAAGATCCCTAACAAAATTTTCCAGATTCATGTAGAAGCCGTTGACAGACAACGCCATGTCAACGTTAAAAGGGCTTGAAGTCACCTTGTTGACTGTCTGAAAAGGTGTGACTAACACATCATGTGTATTTGTGACTGATGAGAACACAGGTGGAACATAAAGCAGCAGATCTTCATCTGATGAGTTTGATTGTGCTGCAAGCTTACTGATATCTGTGCTGGAAAGAAATCGCTTATAGAGTTTTAGATCGTGTATCTCAGCTTGCAATGGATTAGAAAATGTGAAATTGACTGGGTCTGTAGAAAATCCTGCGATCTCTGGAATTCCATCAATCGGTGATATCGTAGAATTGAAGAACTTTGCTGTATAATCAGATCCATTGAAGTAGTTGCCAATGATCAATGCGTCTGATGTAAGTTGTGTTGATATTGAGGATGATGGAACTACAAAAGAAGTTTCATTCGAATCGATAAAAATGCTACCTGATCCGTAACTTCTTGAGTTTGTTCCCCATCTCACTGTAACATGGTGCCAGCAGTTGTATTTGAGTGAATTGTCTGGCGTGATGAATGCCAAATTATTAGGATAGCTTAGGCCACTCTCGACAGCTGCGAGATCCAAATTGCTTGGTGATGTGTCTGCACTCTGACTTAGCTGTAGAAGCAGACGGTATCCGTCACCAAGCTGGTTATTATCAAGGCTTGACCCAGAGACTAGTGACAATGCAAAAGTTGACGATAAGTGCAGGATTGTTCCTGCAACAAAGCCTTCATTCTTAGAAAATTTGTATCTGGGATTAATGTAGAAGTCAATAGAAAATGCACCATCAGGCGTATAGGGTCTGCCTAAAGATGATGTATTTGCATAGATGATCGCGCTATTGTTTGGACCTGCGCTTGATGAAAAGAAATTCAACGTGTGGTAATTTCCACATGAGAAATCACTTGTGCTGTATCCATGCCTGTAAAAAGGCATCAAGTTTTCTGTGATAATTCGCTTCATCAGGTAGGGCGAACCATTATAGTCATCAGAAAAATTGACAGGCTGGCGATATCTGACGGGCGAGAAGAATATCGAGTTTCGCGCGGGATTAACCTGTGCATTAACATCTGCCAAGTAGGTAGACATTAGACTCGATACATCTGTTGTACCCTGGTTAATCGCTAAAGACGCGGCCTTAGTACTACTTATAATTTGTCCTTGCGACCAACCTGGTGAATTCTGGGTATCTTCTGGTATATTCTTGATGAACACACTGGGGCGTTCTACAAGTTTTATTGTACCAGTTACTCCACCTGTCGATGATGACATAATGTGACGCTCTGGGTGCAACACAAGCGTCACATTTTCAAGATGGTCACGTGTTATGGGTATGAATGCCATGTCTCTTTTCCGTGTCTAAGAGACTAGAAATCAAGCCTCACTCGAACTGTCAGATCTTTCTCATCATTCTTCTCAATAGGCCTGCTCAATTTTGCAACAGCTAGAAGATCTCCTGCAGTGTCGTATAGACCTACAGATGTGATGAAAGAGAATGTACGCTGCGTGTCTTCCTGTCCCGTATCAATTACGGTAAGCCTTCCATTCGTATCAGCTGCTGTTGGATTCGTCGAGTAGTTGAATTCATCTGCTGTTGCTCTACAGAAAACTAGTGTAGAATTGATATTTGTAATATTCTGGAATGTGATTGCTGTGTCTGATCCTGATGAGAAGCGACATGATGCAATATGATTCACAATATCATTAATCGATCCGGAGACCAAGAAATCAGGAATGAATTTTGCATTGGGATTACCTGATCCTGCTGCATCACCGATGATCACTTGATTTGCTGTTGCATCCAAGTAAGATCCATATGATAAGCCGCCGATGACGCCAGATACATGCTGTGATCCTGACATGATCTTCTTTAGATCCAAAATGGCAATTCCCTGATCATAGAACATCAAGCCTACATTTGTGCTTGAATTCAACGTGCTAACAATATTTCCTACTTGGCCGCCATAGGCATATTGTGTAGATGAAGCAGCACCAACATCAGAAAAGATGACTGAACCTGATGTCGATGTAGTTTTGACATTAGGCTTGTTTGGATACAAGGCAGTTGTCTGATCAAGTGATGCAGTTGTATAGAACCTCATCGCGAATGTCTCAGGCTTGATCTTGTCTCTAGCAAAGAGTCGCTTGAAGTTAATAAATAATGCTTCATCAATATACGCAGATGCATCTGTTGTAGTAAGCGTAAATGGTGACGTGAACTGGAGATTTTTGTCACCCAGCAGTACCTGTGCAAATTCTTGATATAAAGAAACTTTCTCTCTCATCATCAATGACTGCGATGAGAATAAGAGTTTCCCAGTAGAATCAATGCCCTGATAAGATGATCCTGTCACAGTGCTTGATGATGCATACAGGCCTATTGTCATATCAAAGACTTCATTTGCCGTAGCAAGAGTGAAATCTTGATCGTAGATTGTCTCGAATAACGAAGACGTAATGGCAGCAGTTGTCAAGACAAACGATGATGTCACAAATACATCATATGTTCGTCTTGTTGCAGAACCACTGATGTTTTCCTGAAGTGCGTCTACAAGCTGGTTAAGGTATGATGTGCTTGTCTTGACATCATCAGGTGCAATTAACTTTATCATTAGTTCCTCTTGTTCTTATGTTCCGGTGATCCTGATTTCGAACTCTTTGCTCAGGCCTGAGTTGCGTCCGACAATTCTCACATATGTGCTGATATACGACCCACCAGAGAATGCCGCGTAAGTATTATAGACTGCTTGCGAGATATTCCTTGCAATAAACGTCAGAGGCGTTGTGGCACTCGTTGTTGCAATTTCATATCTTGCTGTGTTGATTGTTGGATTATTGGAGAGCGCCTGCGAATTGATAGGAACTTGTCCTGCTACAGACAAGAATAACCTGTTGAGATAGACAATGTAGACATTGTCGACCAGTTCAGGTGGCACAGATCCTCCTATTGTCGAACTCATCTGCACATTTATTGAAATGCCCGATGAAGATGCACCCTCAGCAAGTGTCAAAATGCCGCTTGTTAATCCATTGATCGTCATAAGCGGCATGTAGATTTGATTTGGATTTGATATCGACGTCAATGTGTTCTTCATTGAGAGATTTGTATTGGTCAATGCTTCAAACACAGGCGTGTTCTTTTCGATCTTTTCTTTTCCAACAGTCTGCCCGTATTTTGTTATGACTCCGTAATCGATCTCATCGTCGCTTAATGCAAACGCAAAGATGGAAAAATTTCCTTGTGCAAGTTTTGCTCTACCTGCATCGGTAAGCACTGCATCTACAACGATGTTATTTGTATCTTGTCTAAGAAACGCCATGTGAGACTTCCTCTTTCATAATTATTTATCCACGTGATACCCGTTAAATTATTAAGACACTTGTGTGTAAACCTTTGCTTCGCTCATGGGTATCGCTACAGGAATCTTCGTATTGCCAGTCGTAATGTTCACAATTTGATCTTGTGCAAGATTTGTCTCAAGTATATGGATCTTATATGACGGACGCTTGCTGTTAAATGCTATCAGATTTAATCGATGACCGTCAGCATCAAGCAAGTCTGTATAATCAGGATCAAAATAGATAGTCATTCGTTTGTGTTCTGAGTCTTTCACAAGATCTGTAAAAAAGTCTTGTTCAAGATAAAGATTTGGATATGGTTTTGGGCATCCTTTTCTTACAACGGCATTGATCACAAGCGATTCAGTGAATAGATCTACACTGACTTGAAATTGTGTCGAGTAATTTGATGTGTAGCCATGCGCATCAACAGAGATGATTGCATAGATGAACCTTGAATTCACATTGAACTCTAGATCGTTGTATAGGCATGTTGGACTTTTCTTACGAGTAATAAGTAGATCAGGTATAAGTTCTGAACTTGGCGTCTTTACGACTGAATCATCGAAGTCAATCTCGCTAATCAATTCAAACGCAACATCAAGCGAAGGTCTTCTAAATACCTGAAATTTCTTTATGTCACGCTGCTTATTAAATGGAAACTGCCAACCAATAAAAAGATGACCTTCTGGCAGAAGCTTAAAATAGACATCTTCAGGTGGAGGCGGCGGCGCATTTTCAACACAGAAGATGTCAATATTTTTACCAGAAGTCGCAAATAACATTTTTGCTTTTGCAATCTGTGCACCGCGTGACGAAGAAGTCTCTGCAGCAGCATACACAATAACTTCGTACAGGGTTCTAACTGTATATGAATATAGTCCACCGTACCTTACAGCATTATCGATGTATTGTGTGTCCTTTGAGCTGAGATAAGTCGTCTCATTAATTGTCACAGTTCCATCTGAATTCTGTGTAGATTTGTCAATGATAAAACCTACATGATTTACTTCGACGCTAAGGTCAGCAGAAGTAATATCTGCCTCATCAAACAGCTCATAATCGTAATAAGGAAGTGTAAGATCGTATTCATCGGCAGACACTACATATGAGTTTGAGCTTTGCCTTGATTTCTTTTGTATCTTTTCTGATCTTTCTAATGCTGCAGCGAATTCATCTGCAAATATCGAATTCTCATTTTCAATTATTCGATTAGTAATATCACCTATGAATAGGTTGCTGAATGAAACTGCGGGTGCAAATCCCTTTACGTCATTCAAGAAGTCATTTTGCATGACACCAACTATATCTGTCTTTGCATATCTGTAGCTTGTAGATTGGATATTATTGAGTGCATTAAACAGAAAGCTTCTTTCGTTAGCTGTAGAAGAAGACATTCTTGACGAAGACAAGGAGACAGTCGGAAGACTTGTCATATCGCTTGTCGACAACGACCTAAGATCTGATGCTTTTGTGATTTCTCCTGTAAAGAGTGGGTCTGAGGAAGATGACATAATGTAATATGATTTAGCATCTGCAGATGTGTCTTGAACAACAATAGATGAGAAATTACTTCCAAAAGGTGCATCTTCATAAAGTATGGGTGCTTTTGAATCCACTAGCGCCTGTATGTCTAGATACTTTGTTGTTGCCCATGTTTGATTCATTTTAATCTGAACGAATCTTGGTGCCTTTCCTATTCTAGATGCAAAATAGGCATTATCTGTAATTCCATCTCTGCCTAAAATTTGTGATTTTTCATTGACACGTTCGTCGGGCATAAAAAAGTTGTAGATGAATTTAGATTCAACAATTTCTGGATTTTTAAGACCTGCAACAATTGAAGGAAGTGATGGATATGTGTAGTTGTTTGACATTATTTCATGACTCCTGCTTTTGTGGCTATTGTGCTGATTTCTCTTGATCTGCTACTTAAGGGTATCGAGACGATTGAGTCTAATATCATAGAGGGTGTTGCTGCAGTTGCGACTCCTGCTTTTGCAACTATTGTGCTAATCTCTCTTGATCTGCTACTTAAGGGTGTTGAGACGATTGAGTCTAATATCATAGAGGGTGTTGCTGCAGTTGTCGTTGTATTGATTGCAGATGTCACTAATTCAACAGAGATGATTAAATCGCAGAGATAAAAATTGCTAGAACCGCTAAGGTCTGACCCGCTTATTGGTATTGCTACAATTTTGTCAAAGACAAAACCTTGCAATGCTTCTTTCATGATCTGTTGTTTTTGAAGTTCTACGATATTGTCAACAGACTTTGTGTATCTTGATTTAACAAGAGGATTGATCTGCAATCCAGCAACGTAGTTATCAAAGATCGTTTTTATACTCGCAAGGCTAGCGTATGCAGATGTAACATCAACAGCTTGATTTTGATGAAATGCATTGATGTCAAAGTCAAGCCCATAAAGAAGTCGCATATACTCAAGGATCGAATTGCTCTGTATCTCTTGCGTTTTAACTTCTACTCCGGTAAAGTTGTCAGTTGCAATATTTCCATTTTGATCAAGATACTTCAATGTAGTTGAGTTTATAAGATCTTCTTGACTGCCTATTGAATTTGTCGTGTATTTTTGTGTTGCTTGATCGACAAAAGAGACTGCAGGAAATCTATAAGTTTTTTCAAACTTAGTCGCTGTTCCGTAATTCACATCTCTAAATGTCAATGTGATGTTTATATCTTTTTCAACATTAAGCTTAAATGCACCAAGACGCTCTAGCATTCCGTAAGGAATGCCGCATACGACAATGAAGCTATCTTCTGTTGTTGGTAAGACAGTATCAGCATAATTTAGCATTCCTAACAGATAGCTGCTAGTTCGATAATAATCACATGTGTAATGAGAGAAGTCTGAGGTCTTTAAACCATTCTGACGGCATCTTTCAAGCCATGTAACAGAATTAGTTGTGTACAAAGAAGCTAAATTTTCATTATATGCAGGGTTGTAGTTTTTAGCTGATGTAGCTGCAGTAGACAATAATGAATTTGTTTTTGCAATATAATCAAGTATGTAACTAAATGTGTCATAAACTACTTGTGTCTTATACATTGTTGGTGCTAGAAGACTATCTACTAGAATCTTGATATTTGATTCGTATACATCTTTCGTGTCTAGTGCAGCTAGTCTAGACACAGTCAGATACTGTCCATCAAATGTTGCTGATACTATTTCTTCTGCTTGTATGCCAAGAATCTCGGCTGCTAAATCAATATTATCTGCTGAACTAAATGTACTAACAAAGGTTGTTTTAATTTGATTTTCATAACCAGACATATCATTAGGCTGTGTTGTATCTGTCGTCGCAAGAATATTTGTTAATGATAGGACTTTATTGATAATTCCACTTACATTTGCAAAGAATTTGTAATCGTAATAGAGCGAGTAAAAGATCTTATCATAAGTTCTGCTAGATGAACGACCACCACCAGCAGATGACACCTCAGTAAAACTATCTTGATAGCTTGTAAGTTGAAAGATCGCATCGTCGCTAGAATTAATCAGCCCTCTGAACCAGTAGATTGTCTTTAAAAAGAATGAAAACGCACGATGATCTCTATTCGATTCTATGAATTGATTTATTATTCCAACTTTTGCTGTGAAAGGATTATCGTTTGTCATTCCGACTGATGTCAATGTTGAAGATTTTTCAAGATTCTTTGCAAATTCATAAAATAAGTCGAGCTGGTTTGCATCATCAGTCAAAAAAGGGTCGAGGACGCTAGGCTTCCACAGATCAGACATATTATCAGGTTTTACTGAATTTTGCTGATCAGCTCCAGGCGTGACTAAATTTGCAATTGCAGGTATCTTAAGATCGAGAAGGCTCAATGACTTCTCGATAATATCATCTCCACTCGAGCATGTAGGATAGTCTGTGAGTCCTAATATGCTTGCAAGTCGCGCCGCTTGCGTTTTAATACCAGCAAGTGCATTTGCCTTCAACACACCTACCTTTGTTGAATCTTGCTCGTAATCGCCAGGATTGCGCATCCGGTCTCTAAGACCTGCAATCTTAAATAGAACATTCATCAAGGCAGGATCATCAGCAGACTTCATAATCAGTGTAAATCGTAATGCACTTTCTTCACGATCAACAATTGAGACAGGTATTTCTGTCATGAAAGTCCTATCAATATATGCAGAAATGCAGCTTAAGAACTCAAAAAACATCGTTGTATCATTATTCAGCAGCATCTTCTTGCGCAATGAATCAAGATTGTCATAAAGATTCTGATATATCTGCTGAAACTTTTGCGACCGTGTGTCAAGAAAGCTTGGATTATTTGCGAGCGGATCAATCAGATAGTATTGATCCGCAACAACATAATCGCTTAAGAATGACTGACTTTGTGATGCATTGTCTAGACTTAAGACGAAACGACCTTCATTTGTCAAACTAAGAATTTCACTAAAGACACCACAATTCTTGTTCGAACTTAAGTCTTGCTCATTGCTGAGGTCTGATAAGTTTCCTAATGCAGTTCTAAATACTGTCTTGACATCTGCACTAGGATCACTAAAGCCGCTCGAATATTGAAGACTTATATCTTTTGAAAGCGTAGTAAAGATGCAATCTGCAACTTGTTCTAGCATTGTATTATTTAAATTGTAAGAATTGTCATAGATCGAACTTAACATTTCAATAGACTGATCATACACATCATTAGAAATAGATTCAATTGTGAATGTATTATCTTGAGATGCTTTTGTCGTTATTCCTGAGTATTTAAGCACACCATAACAATTTCTAGCAAGTTGTGCCATTTTAGTGATATTCAATCTGCTATCTGCATCTGTAACAGCTAGATTATCTGTTGCCCATGCAGATGTGCTAGATGCTTGCGAAAAACCGCTAAGATTCTTGACAGAAAAATCAATTACAGACATTATTGTGGCCGAAGTTCCAGCTGGATCTCGGCCTACAATTTGTGGATTAATTAACATCCATGATGTAGCATCTGTTGATTGCAAATTATAGAAGTCATCGATAAAATCAAGATAGCTAACTTTTGCACGATAAGCTGCTATAACGTTATCAACAGCATTATTAAATTCTGTCGTATAACCTGCATTAAAGTCAGTAGTCTGGGTCGTTGTAAATGATCCTGTCAAGCTATTGACAATTTCTGTTGCTGTTGTTAGCACTGCCTTGTTTAATCCACGCTGCACAGTGATGACCGATTCTTCGGAACTTTCATTGCGAAGTGGAACTATTGCTAATACCGACGCGAGTGTCGAATTTATGCCTTTCGTAGCAATGAATTTATCATAACCTGACTCACTAAGTGACAATTCATCATCAGAATTAGGTGTTATAGTGACTGTGTCTAGTATGGCAGATGTTACTCTTTTTGGCTCATAGCTGGCACCTGACACAATGTCTAAAGGTCTTGAAAGAGATTCAATACCTGTCTGAAATACTAGAACTGGCTTCATTTTGGAAATTCCACTACTAAGGTTTCGCCTGCGACTAAGACTGTTTTCAGTTTATAAACATCATCTTTGCTTCCTTTGATTGTTGCAAAATAATTTGACAATCTTGTCGAAGCAATACAACGATAAGTTGCATTATTCGAAATCACTTCAAATCTATCAACATCATCTAAGTTTTCTGCTTTCCAAGAAAGAATCACACCGTCATTTCTAACAATGACTTTAAATGTAGTGATCTTTGGAACGATCTTAACATTCTGGTATGCAAAAGTTACAAAGATATTTGTCCTACCAGATTCTACACCGACGCTTGACGATGATGAGGTCTTTCCGTATTTAAGTTGACCTTTTGTAATTACGCTCTTATTGAAGAACTTTTGTGTGAAATTGCTGCTATTCTGGACCTGACCCACAGACAGAATCTTTGCGCCGAGTAATGGCGATAAAGCATTTTTATGACCACCAAGATCGTAAAAATCTGAAGATGCTCCGATCTCTTCTATTACGTCTGGAGCAGACTTTATGCAAATCTCGAATCGATAGACAATGTCTTCCATGATAGAATCAGATAAAACGATCTGTCCTTGACCAAATGTTCCAATTCGTTCTTCAAAGCCTGATATGAGTGTTGTCTTTGTGACAAGTATGCCAATGATAGGATCTAGCTGTGTTGATAGATTCTTTGTCTCATTTTGGAATAAGTTGTCTATGCCAAGTGTCTTTAGATCGCTAAGCACTTTAGATGTATTTGATGATTCTTTATAGACAACTGATGCATTAAAAATTCTAGAAGAAGTTGAATTTTCAATAGTTTCATTCACAAGATCAACTTGAATTGATGCAACGTCTTGAAGTATCTGGGGAAATGCTGTGTAATTCGCATCAGATGTGCGAATATCACCATTCCTAAATTCCATCTTCACTTTGTAATCATATGAATTGTAAGGGGACAACGTCCTGTCTTCAAATGTAATAGTGCTTGTGCCAAAGCACTGCTTGCTAAGCACTATTTGACTAGCAACAGAATCAGATAATTCTTGCACAGCTGTATAGACAATTTCTCTCTGCGTAATATTTCGTCTAAGCAGTGTTATCGCAATACAATTGGCAGGTATCGATGCCACAGTCAATGAGACACTTGTTGTTGACATTGCAGTTGCATAAATCAGGCAATTTGTGTTTGAAAGATTCTCAGTATTGACAACAATCTCTTTGTAAAGAGATGACTGGGCTCCTGTTAAAATTGATGTTGGAACAATTCGATATGATCTTGCAATCGTATCAACTTCATTAATATCAATGAATGATTGTCCATTCTGGACTTCGACAGACACAGGTTCATTGTCGACATCTTTTTGTCGTTGATGAGCACCATAGAGATTTGCTGAGTAGATCATAAATTTTTTGATACGCTTGTCATTTGATGAAATGCCTATGCGTCGTTTATTGAATTTCACTGTCGATGAATCGACAGAGAAATCTGAGAATGGCATTACATAGCGCTTAATCTGTTCTGATTTCTCAAATGTCGTATTTGCTATTATGCGTGACGCATTTGCATTTCGAGTGAAAAAATAGACTTGAACAACTTGGTAACTCGTCTGTTTGTTCTCAATAATAACATCAACATAGCCTTTCTTTGCATCTAGAAATGAAATGTCTATCGTATAAAATGCATCAATCTCTGTCGTGAAATCGTTTCCACGTGTTTTATCAAAATTCTTAATAGCATTGATAGCATCATTAGACGTCTTAATGTTCTGATTTTTGAACATGTTTTTAGGCGTCTTGATAGGACTTACAAGTGAAAATGCCAAATAGACCTTATTGTTAAAGAATTCCTGTGATGTAACAGAAAATCTTACACGATAAGTGAAAGACATTACGCTAGTATCTGCATCTTGTTGGTGATCGATTATTTCTACTGGATTTGCCCGATCGAACTGGGCCCATGCATTATTTGGTACAATGATCTTAGGCATATTTCAGTCCAGTATGATTGTGAAGATATTTGCATATGTTGGTGAACCGTATCTGTCGACAAACACCTTGCCTAAAAAGACGACACGTTTTGTTGGATGCTCCAGATCATCAGCGACATTGAACTCACCAAAATCAACCATATCTAGCTTTTTGACTGTGCTTGAACCAAGCTCAAATGCTTGCAAGCAAATATCATTTGTCTGTGACGTCTCAACGAATCTAATTGTCTGATTTGGACAACGTGGGCTTTCGGCATCCTTGCCAACAAGATCGGCTACTAGTTCGTTATACGTGTAAGAATCTACTTCTTTCACATTAGGGTAATCACCCATTACTTGCATTCCATCTTTGGTTTTGACAACAGGCGGAAGATAGCTAAAATTGAGAGAATTTGAAAATCGCTTGTGCGTGAAAAGTGAAGGTGCCTGGCTAACTGCTGGATATAAGTCATCACCTGATATAGGGCCACTATTTGAGTAGTCAAACTTGACATCATTCGATGAAACAACAAACTGATCAGAATCATCAATTGGATCTCTTGACGCAATGATTCCTTGTTTCCTAAAATTGTAAGTCGTATTACCGATTATGTTGTCAACAAGCGATGCAAATCTCGAGTCATTATTTGCATTATTCAAAAATGGAGAAGAATCTTTAATTGTTGAAATTTTTCCATCTGTCACAATAATACGATCACCATTATTGTTGACATTCACACCATTTGGAAGCACATTTCCATGATCATTTGATTCAATTGTTATGGAATCAAATGGAAGATAACATGCTTCAAAAAATGGTCGTGTTACTGCATCGTCATAAGATCCCGTGATAGACGATTTGTCATAAAATGTACCTCGATCTGTAAAAGATGCATACGCAACTCTAAAGTCGCCTGAGGCAAGCTGTCGCTTGCCTTCTTGCGTCATGATCAGATCCATGATTCTAGATTTTGGGTTTAGTATTCCTGCCATGCTTTATTAACTATCTTTTGTGCCGCTACTTCGAAGACAAAAGAGACGAGGGCTTGTTCAAAACGATTGTGGTCGGTGCGAACGGCGTGTTATTGATGATTGTTCCACTTGATCTATTTCTTGATATGTTATCAAAGAATGGAAGTGAACAAGTAAATTCTGTGCTAAGATTGCTTGACTTAGTAAGGGATGGAAGTACAACTGTATCTGATGATTGTGATACAAAAATGCATGCTGTAGGTGATTCTGTGAGTGTTATAGAAGTTGATTTACTAAAATTTAATTGCCCTGTTGATTTTTGAACAAAGCTCGTATCATATCTCTTTGAATCATGACGCTGTTCAAGTATATCACGATAATATCCGTAGTGATTTGCACGAAACACTGTTGTAGGATAAAGACGATCAGACAATACCTGCAATTCTGAAAAACATGTCTGTGATGAGAATCTATTCATCATAAAATAAGGATACGTGTTATTGCTAGAATCTCTTCCAACAACACCGCGCTTGCCTTCTTTGATAAGAGAACCTGTGATGTAATTATCGAGATAAGATCCTGAATATAGTAAACGTTCGCTAAAGCAC